CCATCACCCTCAATTTTGCCTAGAGTCTTACCGTTTGAATCACGGTTAGCTTCTAGCACACTCTCTGCTTGAACTTTAATCTTGTTAGATTCTTCAAGCGGCATATCGTGATGAAAGTGAGCCATAATGTCTTGATAAGTGTCATTAGGGATCTTAAATAAAAGCATTTCATTACATGCGATATAGCCAGTGTGTTCGCCAGCTTTGACTCGCCAGTTCTCGAACCCAGGTATTTCTTCTGATTTTACAGGTGTGTAGCCGAGTCGAATGCGTTTGTCTATGCTGTCGTAGCTGTTAGTAGTTGACAACCAGCAAAGGTGCCAACCCTTCATTTCAGGTACGTTTGGCAGTGCGCTTTGTGTCCACTCATCCTTCCACATCTTGCGACGTTCTTCGGCTGATACGAACTTATCTTCAGGTGCCTCACGAACGGTGTCGTGACTCGCGCGATTTTCGCGTCCACCAGCTGATAATGATTTTTTTAAACGTGAATCCATTTTAGTTTCTCCTATATTCTTTTGTTATTAGCTTCGGTTATATAACGACGAATCATCTTCGCTTTTTTGTCTGGATCATCCCACATACCAGCGTCTTTCATTGCCTTGACTTGATCTGGGGAAAGTGTGAAGGTGTTTTTGCCACCGCCACTACTTGCCAAACTTTCTCTACCTGAGCTAGTAACAACGTTTCTAGGTTTTCTAGATGGTGCCACGTCATTTCTTTCTCCCTCATTATAACGGTGAGGTAAGTATTTTTGCAAGCGATTATCGAGTTCTTCCCAATATTCTTGTGTTTTTGGGTTCCAGCCCTCTGCGGATAGGTCTCTATCAATCTGTAACGTGATTCTAGAGTCTGTATCCCTACCTTGAGGATCGTACCAAGGATTATCCATCATAAATTCTGATGCATGTCTTTGTACTGCTGGATCAGGAGCTTGAATTGTTCGTTGTGGTTGAGGTTGAACAGATTGTTTGATCAAATTCTCTAATGCTTCGTGATTTTTACGAGCATCGAACCACATTTCTTGGGCTGAAGTGAGCATTCTGCCATCGCCAGCAGCTGTAGCTTCTTCAATCTTTTGTTTTGCAAACAAAATCTTAGTTTCTAGCTCTTCTTTTTGTTTATTTAAAGTAGCTATCTCCGATCCTTGCGCTTTTCTCTCAACAACAGCTAATCTTTCTAGCAATTCTTGATTTTGACGCTCTAAATATGACAATTTGTGATCTTTTTCAGCTGAAACTTGCTTGTGATACTCTTTTCTAGCACGTCTTTTAGCTCTTTTTGCTTCACGAATTACTTCTGCGTCAGGATCAATAGAACCACCGTCAGCTAATTCGGCCTGTCTTGCTGCTTCATCGGCTTCATCTGAGTCTTCTGGTGATGCTTGAACCTCTGTAGTTTCTGTTTCTAGATCCTTAGGAACTGCAACAATAGCGCTGCCATCTGCATCTTCCTTAATATCTAATTCTTCATTTTCTTTATTGTCGTCTATCATACAAATGCCTTCATTTCTAATGGACTACTGGTTAATTTAGCAATGACTTCGTGGTCGTTCATGAGCATAAATTCAACAGTTGTATCTGCGTCAATTTTTATTTCCCAACGATCACCTGTCCAGCGTGGTACGCGAACAAAGTCCCCTACAGAACACCATGAACCTTCTGGCCATGATTCCATTGTGTCGCGCTTTTTAAATGCTAATGGTCCAATCGCTATTACTTTGCCAATTGGATTCTGTGCTTTTTCTGTATCCCTAGTTTCCTCAGCTAAGATGATTCCTGAAGCCGTCATCTTTTTCTTTGGTAAACGCATTTGTACTAATATTCTTGCGCCTAATGGTATAGCACCAGGATCTACAACTGGAAAAGCTTCCAGTAAATCAGCTGAATCAACAGCTACTGATGTTTCACTCATAGTTCTTTTGTTTCCTCTTCTTTGAGTAAGTTATTAAAAATATCTAATGCAGCAGATAAGCCTGCATACTCTCCGACCAAACGTTGATAGCTTTCAAAATTAGTAGCGTTGCCACTAGCTAATGCGTAAGCAATCTCGGCTTGACGCGCTTTTACAGCGCCAATATAGTCGGATGAGTATCTCATTTATTATCGTGTGCTATAGATGACTTCTCGAAGTTGCCATGATCTGAATTAGCTTCAGTCATAGTTGCACTTCCAGATTCTGTAAGACTTTCACCGTCTAACCAAGCACCCATTTTCAAGCGCTTTTGCATACTAACGGTGTCGTTCATTTGTTCTTTATCTAATTTATCCATGTTATTCCTCTTCAGTTGTTAATGATGCTGGTACCGCAGTAATCACCCATTCGCCAGTAACGATAGGATCTTTTGGATAGATCACATTGCTAGGTATTGGATAAATATGGTTTGGTGTTACGATTGCTTCCATATGTGGTTTAGTATCAACAGGTGTTGCTACTGTGTTTGTTTCTGCAACAGGAGCAGAAGTAACTTCAGGTGCAGATGTATCTTCTACAAGCTCAGCGTCCTGTATATCACTCTTAATCTTGTCGAGAATGTTTTTAATAATTGCCATTACTATCTCCTAAGTGTTTATGTAAAGAATCATGCATATGAGTTGCCAAATCTGTATGCATCTTCTGTTGATCGTGGGCTAATTGCGCAGCCTTGATCTTTTCAGCAGTAGCATTGTTTTGTGAATTCATTGCAATATCCGTTTTAAGGCGAGCTGCATCTGCGTCACTTGCTTGTGCTAACTCTTGTTGCTTCAATTGAATATCAGTTTGTAAAGCTTGGTTCTTAATTGCTTGATCCGTTTGAACCTTGTTGCTATTTAACTGAGTATCAGCTTGAAGTTTTTGTTGAGCCAATTGAACATCGGCTTGATCGCGTTGTGCGCGACGATTTGTTTCTGCCATAGAAGCTTGTAATACAGCTTGATCTGATGGATCCATTTGCGGTTGTGGAGCAAATTTCTGCATGAGTTGACCAAGTTGTTGTAATGCTTGTGCTACGCCAGAAAATGTTTGTTGTGAATCCAACTTAACATGTTGACCAGCAATCGCCACCACTTTATCAATTTGTGTTTTAAGCTTGCTATCTTCATATTTTTGCAAGTTAACTTTTTGATGGCCACCAGCATATGTTTGCATTTGTTGTGTATACCAAAGAACCATATGTTGTTTTACATGCTCTAATACTTGTGGTATGAATTGTGGTGCAATCAAGTTGTTGCTACCTAAATTAGGATCTAATGCAAAATCAAGGTGAGCTTGAATATGCGATAGTTGATCTTGATCAGGGTAAGCAAAAGCTGATTTACCTAAAGCCATTGCAGCATTTTCGTTAGATGCATCCATCTCTGCTGGTTGTGCATTAGCTGGCATTAACTCATTAACACCTGGCACCTTCATTTGTTTTAATACACGTGTAATCACAGCATTTTGATCAAACGCTTGTGGGAACTGTGTCATTAATTGCAATACGGCTTGATTCTGTGCCATACGTTGTGTTTCTGAAAATATGTGCGGATCAGAAACAGGAACGATGTCTGAGTTACGTTTGAAGTCATCACGTGAAACAGGAAGGTCAGCAACAACGTCGCCTTTCTTCATGTCATCTAGATACCAACGATTGATACGGCCAAGCACTTGCAATACACGTCTTTGTGAATCATGTAATCGTGCGTGAATAGCTGAGAATACTTTTGCGCCTTGCTCAATTAAAGCTTGTGCTGTACCTACTGGGGAGTTTGCATTAATGTCTGCAATCTTCTCTTCAGATGTTGATACCACACCTTTAGCAGCAGTATCTAACCAACCAAGTAATTCAAACAATACTTGTGATGGTGGATTAAATGGCATAGGCATAGCAATCTTACGTACATCATCTACACCTGGTGCGCCTTCAATTTCTGATACTTGTGTTACTTCGATCTGTTGTGACGAACCACTAATCTTCGCGCCTTTGAGTTTAAGCATAGTAGCGCTGTTATTAATATGAGCGGTATCCAATAGAGCGCGGAGAGCGCCAGTAAGAGCAGCACTAAGGCCACCAATAAGATGAGGGAG